TGTTATTTTATATTTTCTATATGACTGATAAACACCATCAAAATGCCTTTCTTGAAAGAACTGAACAGCATCATCTACAATATCTTCTATCTGCTCATCTGCAACGTTAATTTCTAGCACAGGAGCACCTAACTGCCTTTTGCAGTAGTCTATAAGTTCTCCTCTTGTACTTGGTTGCGCCATTTATCTACTTTACTAGTATAAGATTATTTAGGAAGGAGCAGAAGAGATACCTGCTATAACTAACACATCTCCTGATACTATTCTATAAACTGATGAACCTGAACCAATTAAAACATCATATACATATCTACCTTCTGTCAATGTTCTAGTTGCAGTAGAACCTAGTGATAATCTAAATTCTCCACCTTTAGCACTAGTAAAACCAACTTCAAAGGTTTTTATTGCATGTTGAGATGAACCAATTGCTACACTCTTAGCAAGTTGAGCAGAACCACTATATCCAGTAAAATCAAAAGCAGTTCCAGAAGTACCAACTACAGTATAGTCAGCATCTAAATCTGCTCCTGTATTAATAGTGAGATTGACACCATAGGCAACACCTGCACTAGGATCAAAAGTAAGAGTGTTTTTAGCCATTAGATAGTGCTCTTAGTAAAGTTTTGATTTCATTAATATCATCTTTTAAAGATTTCAAATCATCCTCCATATTATCTATTCTATCTTGTCCTTCCTGTCTTTTAGCACGACGTTGTAGATAATTAGAATATTCACTTGAATTGTTATTCACAATAGCACCTGTACTATTATCACGAACAAAATCAGTATGTCCTTTTACATTTGTGTATTTCATATTATGCAAGTGCAAGTACTCTTAAATTTTTCACTCTAGGTGGTTGTGCTTGATTAGTACCAGTTCCTATAAGTTTGATACTAAAGTATCTAAATGTAGGAAGACCGTCAATTGTATATTCATAATCATTCCATACTACTTGATTGGAAGTGTATGCTATCACATCAGTCTTAGGAACCAACTTATCAGGAAGTCCATCACTATTATATGGATCTTTAACCATTCCAGTATTGAATAAGTTATTATATCCAGGGAATGGTTGATAAACTAATTCTCCATTAGGATCATCAGTTACAGCATAAAATGCTCTAAGTTCACTACTTACATTCACATGTCCTTCTAAATGAATTTTAATAGAAGTTGCACCATCTTTCAATTCAACTGGTTTAGAAGCATAAACAAAAGCATTAGGATCATCTATTAGATTATTAATCCTATTATCTTTAACATAATTTGAAATTGGATTGTTAACTCTATTTGAAGTAAGAATAACACCAACTCTATCTAAATCAACAATAGGAGAAACAAATGGTGAACTAGTTTCAAGATTTAAATTTAAAGTAAATGATCTACTATCAGGTAAATCACTTAACAAAGTTGTTTCATTAGTTCTAGAAGCAATTATTCTAGGAGTAGACATATAATTGTTTGTTGTTAAACTAACATCTTCAAAACCTTGATCTACAAATGATGTTTCTGAACCATCTACACTAGTTCCACTAACAGTTCTAATTGTAGCAGTAACATTAGTAGTAGTTGGAGTAATATTTTGAACAATAGGTTTTACAATTT